GCAGTTTCAAAGGTTACTGTATTGTAATAATAACCATTTATCTCTCTAGGAGTTAATGTTATTTCACTAGGAGTTGATTCAAACGCTCCGTATAAAGTAACTGGTGCATTAAGAATATGTTCTATATCCATCAAAATCCATGCGTTTATTTTCTGACAAACTCTTTGTAAGGCATTGATTGGACCACCTAACTTAGTAGCAGCGTTACGAAACATCTGGTCTGCTTCAGTTGCGGTGTCTACACCTACCATTGGTGTACCACCCATAGCACCAAATTTAGAAGACCTATCAGCAATGTTGCTTACTTTTTGCATACCTTGCATTAACGTGAGAGGTGCTTCACCCCAACGTAGTACATCTAAACTTTGGTCAGGTCTAATGTTGACATGCGATCCGGGACCTAAACGTATCTCTTTTTCACCATCTTCTATTTCATCCATGTTTGTTGTAATTAAAGCTGGGAACACATACATGCGTAACCATGCTTCCATTTCAGTAAGATACCGTGCTTCAGCAATAAGAACTTTACGAATTGGTTTGATGATAGAAACGTATCTATCTTCTGGTTTGTTCTCAGAAGTAACATCACCAAATCCGGGATCAGTTATAACATAGGGGATATAACCATCGTATATAGGGTTTTCATCTGTAGAGATAGGCGATTCCCAAGAATACGGATTGACAGCATCATGCACCTTAGTCCCTTCTACCCAGACTACAAACTCTCCGGGGTCATCTCCCTGTGGCTTTGTCCACATTTCGACATACTCAACTTCACGCATAAGATCCCCATGCCCATATTCTTCTTCAAGAGCTGGATATGAGCGAAGTAAATTGCCAACTTCTACTTTGGCAGATTCGTAAACATACTGAGGGTCCCACGGAGTGCTTGGGTCTTCAAACACTGTCTCAGGTGCGATGACTTCTACTTTCCAAAGAAACTTGGAACGAGCCACTTTCTCTAGTTGTCTACGAAAACGTCTTTTATCATTTGCATTAGGCTCATCAGCTAAATCAGGAATCATAGAAAAGTCTATTGTTTTCTTTATTACCATCTTACCGAGCATCAATTTTTTTGTACCACGTTTAAGAGGGTCACCCTGTTCCTCGAATACTCTAGTCCACCACATGTCATGGAATTGGCGTTGCTTCTCAGCAATTTCTCTAGCAGCTTCCATGCTTTCATCAACTGGCCTAGAAGGAACAAATGTTTTAGGTGTAGTTAGAATATGATCAGCAGCATTAGTAATTGCATCGTACGCAGTAGGGGGCACTGTGGGTTGCAAACCTTCATCTAACCATTCGTCTGGAATAATATCCGCAGCGTAATTGCCACGCATCATGTCTTCATCTGTATTTAATTCGTCTAGGAATTGACCGTAAACGGTAGAACGTAAGTGTTCAAATCTATTGTACTGTTCATCGGTCATGAAACACCTGTTAAGAATCTACGTTTCTGTGTATTACTAAATGTCAAATATTTCTTACTTGTATTTATTTTACGTGGTTGGCGTTGTTTTGCAAGCAGCACGGCAAGACCTGCTGCCATAACGCAGTCATCAAAGTAACCGGGAGGGGCTGAGTACTGAATAGTTCCCCCTGCCATAACCTTACCTTCAAACAGTTTCAACTCTCGTTTTAGCTGTTCATCGTCTATAGGAAAGTGTACACGTCCATGCTCGACCTCTGCAACTAGTGTAGACACTAATTGTGCTTTACTTTGGTTGGTAAATTTAAATGAAGTTATGTGACACCCTTCATCTACTAAAATATCCTTGACAGCTTCACCTACCCCCGTCGCGTCTAGATGTATTGTTTGGCATTTATACTCTTGGTACATAGCTGCGATACGTGGAGCTAAAGCAGTATACGACAGCCCATTGAAGCGGTCAGAAGCTACTATTGACATGTCTTTGATATTTATTACATAGGCTACTGTGTAGTCATGATGCTTTGCTACATCCAATCCCATCAAGTAATGGTTACCTTTTTGCCACGGTTGTAGTTCTACATTAAAGCAATCATCAACATTCTTAAATACTTTACCTTCTGCTTCAGCCCACTCAGCTAAAAATCTCTGGCGGTACTCAATTTCTGGATATTCCAGTCGAGCTTCCTCCATAACACTTTCATCTATGTTGGGGTTAGCGGTAGAAGCTACAGAGAATGAGTAGTAATCACTATCTTCTTGGAGGGTAGATTGTCCACGTTCCCAATACGATCTAAACCAATTATTGCTTTGCGGTACGCCAATCGCAATAAGGCGACCCTTAGCATCTGTCAACGCTGGCATGAACTCGTTCCGTGCACTATCGGAGACATCGTGTGCTTCATCTATAATTGCTGCTGTAACTCTATCCCCCTGTAATGACACTTCGTTATCAGCAGACTTTGCTTGGATTTTAGCCCCTGAGTGCAATTCAACTAAACGACGTTCTTTGTTATGGGATTTTATAAATTTTGAAAGCTCTGTGCCGGGACGAAAGGATTTTACAAATGGTTCCCACACACGCATAGTCAATTCGTAGTTCGGCGCAACAAGATAGACTAAAGGAAAATGAGTTGTGCCTGCTACTATAACAGGATGCTTTAGTAGTTCTTTCCAAGCTTCAGCTACAATAGCAGTAGATTTACCTGCACGACGACCACATGCAGCTATGATTCTCTTTTCAGTTCGCTTGTGAATATTTTCCCTTTGCCAATCAAAAGGAACATACCCAGTATTCTTGCCTAAGATATCAAGGTATTTCCATGTTTCGTCATACCACGATGGGTATGTGAAATTATCATCACTATCAGTCAACGATACTAAAGAGTCGTTGTCGTTCATCGTCGTCCAAGTTATTCATGTTTATCGTTACCGGACCCCTGTTCATATTAGCCATCATTGTAGCTATCTCATGAGCAGAAGATGCAACACGTTCTTCCGTAGGTTTACCAGTCGCTTTCTCTGCTAACCACATCTGTGCTTTTACATTACCGCGTTTAGCATTAGCTACAATTAAATCATACAGCATATTGATATCTAAGTTTATACGATTTTTAAAAATTTCTTTAGCTTCTTCTTCTACCTTAACATTGCCAGAGTTAGGCACTTTTCCGGTTCCAGTTATCGTGTACCCTGTCGAAGCATTCCGTAGTATAGGTTGCCCTACCCCATCAGGATGACCCGGCTTTGCATAGATAGTACCATTCATTATTCCGTCACATATATCCTGATATGTAAGCTCCCCATAGTCCCTATCAGGGTCCAGATACTCTACAAGAGCAACACTCTCAGGACGAATCTGTAGTTCCTTTTCCATATTATACCTTACTATCCATAACTAGCTTCAGTTTTACTTCAGTTTAGGCAATCTGAAGTGCATTTCTATGTGCACAGCGTACCAAAGAAAATGAGATTTGTCGCTGATCGCTTCTCCATCATGTGTACGTATATGCCGACCCGCAACCCGCACCCTACATTATGCATGAGCCATCGCGCTGAGGTGTTGTGGCGTATTTGGATTATGTCGCAAAATATACGCGCTCTATATGTTGCTATGTATCCCCTCCATATAGATGTTCTTTTTCTAGGGGGCGACCTCATATCTATAATTTACTAGTGCTTATAGTAGACAGTGAGCAGATCAATGGTAGGATTTAAGCAAGGCATTCACTCGAATGCTATTTGAAATTGGAGGCGTTGAATGAATACGAGAGATGTAGTGATTTATCACGTAAGGCATGATCCCCAAACGGGAGAAGAGTTTGAATCTGAGCAGGCTAACGAGTACGAGTGGGACTTTTTCAATCTCTTACTTTTGAATATGACTGATGCGGATATTCTAAAAGCAGTGAAGCGAATTAATAAACGTTATCAGGATGTTATTGATGACGATCAGACTCTAGCATTTAAGCATTTAGCTAAGTGCTTAATATCTGGTCAACTCTCCATTCCTGAAAGTAAGCCATTCAGGGTTAAATAGATAATAATCTAGCGAGGGCTCAAGCGTTCAGTTTGAGCCTTGGCTAGATGAATTATTTTAACATTCATCTTTAGTTATTGGAGGCATTGAAATGACTGCTAAAGGTTACACAATATTAAAGCCAAGTGGCGCAAATAAAGGTTTCAGAATCCGGTTAACTGATTCTAATCTTTTAGCTGGTGGCAAGCCGTTATATGCTGGTCAAAGAGATACATTTTTAGAAGCTGACGAAATGGCGATTAGTTATCGCGACGCGTTGCGATCCGCTCGTGAGCTTTTAGTTCATATCAAAGCCAACGAGCCTACTTTGTTGGCTGGTAATCGTCATCCTAAAGGTTGGACGCCTGCCGATGCTTGCCCGTTCTCCACAGCTATAGAGGCTAGTGGCGAGCATCTACCGCGCCATTGTTTAGATTGCGCCGTGGGTCTCGTAAAAATGCAGGACACAGCGCCAGCGCTCGCGGATTGGCTATGGCTATGTAAGGATCTTATGAGCGTAGACAATTTTCAAACGGTCAAGGGTCGAAATTATTATAATCTTATGGGACTTCATAAGCGCACTACTGACCGACCAGTTAAGGCGGTCGGCAAGTGGCAACAAGAGCAAGAGATCCGCGAGGAGATCCGTGCGGGTTCTAAGGTTTGGAATAGCGAAGTTAAAACCTATCACATGAGCGATCCGCATTCGCGTTTCTCTTTGCAATTTGATCGCGGCCGTGCATTGATGAATCCATCTGATAAATGGAGAGCTATTATTAAATAGTTTTGGATCTAATTTTAGATGCTCATGCTATATTAAAAATAGATGAGCGAGAGAGCCACCCTTAACAGGTGGCTTTTCTCATGGTTAGAATCCTAGCGTTTTGGTTTTGGATCTAATCTGCAAGGCTCATGATATGCTAGTAATAGATAGAAAAAACAACGAGCCGATCCAAGTGGGTCGGCTTTTTTGTTGTCCGCTTACAGCTTAGGAGGCTAAAAGAAAATGGATTTATTAAAGTTTAGCAAGGATAGCAACGCGAAACTTAAAGGGATCAGAGAATGGACAAACAATCCAAACTTAAAAGTTTATAGCTTTAGTTTATTAAGTGGTTTCTCTTGTCCTAAAGCGAGAGATTGCAAAACTTTTGCAATCAAAGATCCTAAAACTGGTAAGCGTTCAGTAATGGACGGCAAAGATGCAATAATCAGATGTTTTTCAGCAATTCAGGAGGCACAATATAAAGCAACGTATGAACAAAGAGATTATAACTTTCAGTATTTATTAAAATTAAACTATGAAGATATGTTTAACCTAATGTATGAATCGATCCCACGTGAGGCAGATATGATCCGCGTTCACGTTGGTGGTGATATGTTTTCAAAAGATTATTTTAAGGCATGGTATAAGGTAGCGGAAAAATTCCCACACATTACATTCTGGGCTTATACAAAATCTCATAACTGGTTAGTGGAGTTAGAACCAATGAGGCCAGACAATTTTAAAATCAATGCGTCGAGAGGTTCCAAAGATGATCCAATCCTTGATGTTGAGAAATGGGTTAAGACTGCTGAAGTAATTTTCCATCCTGATGACGCGAACGGATTACCGATTGATCACGATGAAAGATACGCGCTAACGGATAGCGGATCATTCAATCTATTAATACACGGAACACAAAAGCAAGGCAGCAACGCAAGTGATGCACTAAAAAGAATGAATAAGGAAGGGGTTAAATACGGTTACTCAAGAGCGTAAATAAATAAAAACAAATTGTATTAACTGGGAATTGATCAAGCTTAACTGTTTGATCTCCCACCAGTTACGGCAATTCGTAACTAATACAGCCATAGGAGGCGAGACAATGGGGCACAATTTAGAGACTTTAGTTTACACTAAGCAAGACGGTAATGCGTGGCATGGACTCGGACAGGTTACAGAAACTTATCAAAGTTCAAGACAATTACTTGAGGAGTTTGGTTATAACTGGAATGTAAAAAGAAGTCCAGTGTTATTTAATAGTGCTGAGATCTGGAGCAAAAGAGAAGTACCTAATAGGTACGTACTGTATAGAGATAGTGATGCACAACCACTAGGTATAGTCGGATCTAACTATCAAGCAGATGCACCTAAAGATATTTTTAGATTTGCAGATCAGCTAGTACCTGATGGAGTCGCGCGGTGGTCAAGTGTTGGTACTCTTTGGAATGGATCTTTTCCTAGATTCTTTGCAACGATGAGACTTAACGACGACTGGCATATACGTGGTGAAAAGCATCACAATTATATTTTGTTTCATACAGATTATAACGGGCAGTACTCACTGCAGATCTTAGGTACTGATGTTAGAGTAGTTTGTCAGAACACCGTAAACCTAGCACTGCATAATAAAGATGCTAGAGGAGTACGGATCAGACACAATGCAGCCAACAGAGAGTCATTGATTGATCAATCTCTGGAGCAAGTCCAACTGATTACCGGACAAATGGAACGGTTAAAAGCATGGGCAGAATCTAACGAGATGCAGAATAATTATATGCATCACTTCGTAGATGATGGTAGTACTTTTGGTGTTGAGTCTGATCATCCAGCTATCAACAAAGTGTTAGAAATTATAGAGCCAAAAGGTTTTATAAGTGATGCTGTATCTTTTGATCCTTATAGTGACACTGCACAAAAGATAGCAAAGATACGTATCAATCGTAATAGATTCCACACTAACTACTGGGAACCAGAGATTAAGAGGAACGGTGACTCTTTATACAGTCTTTACAATGCAGCAATAGGTTACGCAGATTACGGTCTGAACACTAAAGCTACTGGTAGCAACACTAAACAAGAGGCACGTAACAAAAGCGTACTGTTTGGTATGGGTGCAAAGATGAAAGCTCAAATACAAGAAGCTCTAATAGGTTAGGAGACTCTGATGTTTTTCTGGATAGCTCTTGTAGTCTTATCAACAATAGGTTTTGCTGGCATGTTCAACACATGGTTGCAGTGGAGAAGGGAAGATTAGAACATATGTTTGGGGATCCAATCGATACCCCCTATGATATAATAGTAAGGTAGAGTGAATCTACAGGCAAAGCCGATCCGAGTGGGTCGGCTTTTTTGTATCCATAAGGAGGCTAGACAATGAATAAATATACAATACGGGTAGCCGAGACTGGGACTTTTGCGAGTGTCAGTGAGGTGTCTGTTGAAGCATCCACGTTACAAGAGGCAGAGGAAAAAGCTTTGCAACTTGCTAAGGATGGAGAAATTGAATTTAGTGATGGTCGTTATATGGATGATCAATTTTATATGACCGTCTAAGGAGGCAAGACAATGAAGTATAAATTACGGGCAACACAGCTACGTGTTTGGACTCAAGACATTGACTCGAAAGATTACCCACATGTGTTTGATGAGCGTGGCAATCTTTACGAAGGGCAAGACCTCAACGGTATAGGTGAGGAACTATTCATTTGGGGTGACGAAAACTACAAGGAAGACTGGGAATTTACAAACCTAGATAAGGTAGGAGGTTAGACAATGGGTAATGAATTAACAACAGAAATGGCGAGAGTGTGGTTAGGGAATCGAGGACTTTCTTATTCACCAAAAGAAATACGGATTCACGATGATTGGATTTTTGTTCGCGATTCTCAATTCTTGGGCGATTCTGATGAAGAAATTGATTGTTATAAATGGGATAGCAGCTCTATGTTTGCTGAAGCGTGGGACGGCATATCAGTAACAGACAGTCCATTCATAAAAAACAATCAAGAAAAAGTTTCAGACAGAGTTATCAGGCTTGAGAAAGAATACCGAAAATATTTGAAAGAGTATTGCTAGAAGGGAATAAATAATGAGTAACAAAACAACAGATGAATTTTATGACCAGCTAATTGATCAAGGGTTCTTAGATCCTGAGTATCTACAGGAATGGTGTGCTGTAATGCGAGATAAGCTACGCGATCTACATACTCGGCGAATTTGGATAGGCAACACTCTCGAAGAATATGGGCTTCAAATCGACGAAGAAAAAATGGATAAAGTGCATAGGCATCTCGATCACTTAGAAGGGTTGGTGAAACAATAGGGTACTACAAAGACAAAGCACTCAAAGAGTTAGAACGACGGAGATCTGTGTTTGATCCAAAGCCATACACCGTGACACATACGGACAGCATATACATGCGAGGCAAGAAGTTACGCATAGATTCACCGTCAAGATGTGAGAGAAAAAACTGTGACCGAGTCGATGAGTTAGTGTTAGCAACACTGGTTACGCATGACGTTACAGTTCGTTTCTTTCTGCATAAGCAATGCAAACAAGAGTTCATAGAAGGGATGTTTGCAAAATGATAGAGGAAACTACACTGTATTTTGTCGCCGGAATATGGACTGGTACAAGTATTGGTCTGGTATTAGGTGCACTTTGTACGATGTATCAAATAAAAAGAATAGCTAAGGAGGTTAGTCATACCCAAGTCGAAAGATGGAATCGATAAGGCAGAGGAAAGTCTGAGAATGATACGCAAGATTCTCTATCTACTAGGACGCGATATATCAATGGAAGATCTAGAAGAACTAGAGAGCCATTGGGATAGCCTATCAGACAGAGATCTTCGTATGTTTCAGTTCGGAGTTTTTACTGGCTTCAGTGATGCACTGATTATTATTGAAGGGGGTGACACAAACCTACTACGTTTGAATCCAAAACCAAACATGAATTGACTATAGCTTATAGTCTTAGTAAAGTTATACATAGAAGGGATAGCTTACATGGAAAAAGGAATGGACATTGAGATTGAAAAGAAGTTTTTTCAAGTAGAAAGAACACATAGTACAGCGAATAATGTTCCGCGTAAACCGGAATCTGTTATCGCTGCTCTACAGTATATGTTGCAAGAAGGTATGCCTGTTGACTCAAAGGTATTCTTCTACGATGACATATCTGATCATTCATTGGTTAGAATTTCTGGGAGTCATAGAGTCGAGGAAGAAATACCTAATCCTCAACTCGAACTGTTACCAGAGGTGTCATGAGACAAATAGAATCGCTTGATGAATTGTCCTCGTATCAAAACAGGACAGTCTTCATGAAACTCGACGATCAATCAGTGGCATGGTATGTACCAGTGACAGTGGTACAGGCCATGAACCCTAATACCCAATACGGACGTATTGCTGCACAAGTTACTGATGGTAGAACTACTGCAACAAAAGTTATTAGGAATTTATACATCGATGAGTAATGCAGAAACAATCATTCATACATTCGAGTTAGCTGTAGCCGAGCATCGTGCTAATGTACTTGCCCGGCAACAAGCAGCAGAATTAGCAGCAGAACAGATTGCAATGGCGCGTACTGCGGAACATGAAGCAAGCATAATCAAAGCTCGCACTCGCCCTGAAGGGCGCAACGCAGACGACAGAGCAAACTCACTGCTGTTAATGCTCGATGATGATAATGAATACATAGAGAAAATGAATGAAGCGAGAGAACATCGTCATATTGCTGCAGATGCAGAGCGTAATGTAATTGCACTTGCAGATACCATCAGATTGGACCTCATAAGATGTCAAATGTTGTGCAATCTGGCAGCAAATCTATAGATGAACTACTCACTGAGAGTCACTTAGTAAGGGAAGCCTTACGGTTAGGAGCAACAATAGTGAACACATACGACTGGCGCATATCTTTTTATGTGGGCAACTTTGCCGTAGCACATGAGATCAATGCAACACCAGAGGAAATGCTTGAATGGATCAACCAGCTAAAGGGTCTCGTACCTAACAACGGCGGTAAGATCAAATCAGAAGTAGTGCAGAATCAAAGTCAGACTTCATTACCTGAAGCAGACGGAGAAGCACCGCTTTGTCCAACACATCAGGAATCGATGCGTACATCGAAGTTTGGTGGATGGTACTGCACCATCAGAGATGAAGACGGTAACTACTGTAAACAAAAAATCAAGTAATACATTATCAGCAAGCACTTGATCGGACTAGGAGCTGGGGAGTTTTAGTCTGGTCAGGTGCTGTCTTAAAGGAGGACAAACAATGATAACCAAAATGAAAGAAACTATCGGACCAGAGATTGCTAGTGTATATCTAGAAAAAAACTCACCCGATAACAGACCAATTAACAAAGGCCACTTGAAGAAGATGGTGCGAGACTTGGTAGCTGGAAGGCTAAAGTCTGAAAAAGTCAAAGAGCCAGTTCAATTCAACGTACAGGGATTCCTTTGTAACGGACAGCATCGAATGATGGCTACGATACAATCTGGAACTGTGAATGAATGGGACGTAGAATACAACGTACCTGTCGAGGATTATGAGTATATGGATCAGGGGTTACCTAGAACTCTAGCTAATAATTTCAAACTAGCAGGAGCTAGTGATGCACAGGCGACACAAAAGTTTGTAGCTCTTTACGCAAAGTTACGAACAGATGAAGATACATCTAACAAATTTAATTACTCTCTTACTAACACTGAAGGTGTTGAGTTATGGAGAAGGCTCGGTAAATCGGAGATAGATAAGTACCTGACACTCGGACGAATTATCCGGGATCAAACTCTGAACACACTTCAAGTCGGTGCTGTTTTGAAAATGGTGTACGACAGTGTAGATCTTGATCAATCAGAATTGTTCTGGAACTCTTACATGAACAATGGACCCTTTGAGGGTGGAATAAAAGATCCAGTAGCACAAGTAATCAAGTACATGCAGAAGGAATACATCGACAGATCTATTCACACCGGTAGGCATGGAACAGTGTTTTCTGATAACGAACGTGTAGGTTTTATACATATGGCATGGGAACACTTTCTAAAAGAAGATAGATTTGGTGCTCAGAAAGCCAAGAGTTTATTCTCTGATTCTGTACAGCGTAACCACTCAATCACCAAATTAAAAGAATACGTCCGAGAGAACACACATTTATTTGAGAAATTCTAATAATGAATTACTCTCAACGAATTAATATACCTAGTAGTAAATGTACTATCTGTGGTGAATTAGTTACTTTGGAATACTATCCCCGCAGTGGATTACGCAAATTTTGGGCTGATACGGGTGAGACACACGAATGTTCTAGCAAACCATTTGTACCGTGGACAGAGAACTCTTTTGCTGTTCGCGGTGTCCAACCTGTAAGGAAGGATGGCAATGACAGACCTCGAATGGGAAGCAAGTCCTGAGAAGGTAGTAGCGAAACGTACTATTGGTAAACATACTGTACGTTTTGTTGCTACTAACTTCAGGGTTGAACGTAGTCACAAACACGCAACCGTAGCAATATTTCAAGATACTTACTTACTAGATGAGGATGATATCTCCATTGCAAAGCGTGAAGAACGACAGAGACTTATGAACTCAGCATACAAAGCCCTTGTTGAGCCTATGAAAACATGGACTTTAGCGCAGTCACAGACAGATTTTCTCACGTTCTTACGAACTGTATGGGAGAGATGGAATGATTCGACTGACGTTTCAATGACACATGGAACAGAGCAGCAACCTAATGCGTGGCTGTTAGCTCCGTATTTTATTGAAGGGGCAGGAACTATTCTCTATGCTCCACCGGGAAGCGGTAAATCTTGGACTGCTCTCACAATGTCCATATCGTTAGACGCAGGAGGATCTAATATCTGGACACCACAACGTCAGGCTAACGTCCTATACGTCAATCTGGAACGCTCTGAGGAGAGTTTCGCTAGGCGTATTGGGGCATTGAATGAAGCATTGGGTCATGATCGTAACCGACCGCTACGAATGATTCATGGAAGGGGTAAGACTTTAGTAGATGTTCAGAGCAATGTAACTAGGGCAGTCAAGACACACAAAATAGAATTGATAGTCGTTGATTCTTTGAGTCGCGCCGGTTCTAGTTTGGTTGATGACCACGCTGCAAATCAAACGATGGATATATTGAATGGATTCGATAAAGCTTTCCTGACTGTTGGGCATACCCCAAGAGGAGATACGAACCACGTATTCGGATCACAGATGTTCACTGCTGCTGCAGATGCCGAGTTCAAGTTAGAAGGCTTTGCTCAAGAAGGATTCTTATACCAGAAACTTTCATTGACAAAGAGTAACGACTTTGGATGGGTATCAGATCAGGCTTTAGTCTACACAATGGACCCTGAATACGGAGTTACGCACGTAAACATGATTGATGCTGATGATTTTCCTACGAAAGAGGAGGAACAGGACAAGCGTAAGGCAGGTGCAAGAGAACTTAATGCAAATGAATTAGCTTGGATAGTAGATCAAGGTGCAGTAACACCCTCTATGATGGCAAAACATTTTGGTAGAGGAGACTCATGGGCTTCTAGGATCTTAGCTGATAGTAATTATGTTGAAGGAAACAAACAGGGTAGATCAATAGTATATACACCACGAAGGGAGGATACCTAGATATACCCTCCCCCCTAGCTCCCTCTTGCTATGCTTTAGCTTCGCTTCGCATCGCTAGTAAAGCGTATCATACGTTGTCAAGCCCCAGTAAAATCAACGTATATTAGGGGTCATAGAAAATAACGGAAACTTGATCAAGTATTAAGGCAAATAAAATATGACAAAGAAAACAGAAGATTGTCCCCCACATCACATGGTTATTGAGACTCACGAACAGGCAGTTTCTCGGTGGCAAATAGAAAATCCCAAGAAGAAACGCCTTGAAGGTCACTGTAAAAAATGTGGTGAAAAGAAGACATATCCTCTTAGTGATTTATATACTAAGTGGGGACAAGGAGGCGGTAGTAAGAACGTCTTTAGTCTAAATGGAAACGAACAATGGAGTAGAAAGAATGAAACGGTCACCGATCCGGCGGAGTTCCAAGCCAATGAAACGCAGTCGGATGCGGAAACGTTCCAAAAAGATGGAGGAATTTTATGATAAAGTACGCAGGCCAGCAGTGGCAGAAGCTGTTGGACAGGGGCGCAACCCTTGTCAAATCAAGTCGCCAATGTGTAGTCTATATGTGGAAGGTATTCACGAAAAGCTAAGTCGTGGACGTGGAGGCGGAATCCGTACTGTCCATTACGAAGAAAACTTAGTGCCATGCTGTCATAGATGTAACGAATACGTGTCATCTCACCCTGCATGGGCAGAAAAAGAAGGTTGGCTACTTAAGGGAGGACCACATGCCAATAACAAACAAGAATAATTTACCTAACTTTCTGGTAAAAAGTGTGGAGTTCTGGTCGCAACACCATGACTCACAAGCTGATTACTCAGCAACACAGTTACTTTCACCACCTAGAATCATAGCTTTGAGTAAGCAATACTCTGACCAAATAGAGGAAGATGCGTCAGATCGTATCTTTTCTTTACTTGGAAGTGCGACTCACAAGGTAGTAGAGAGTGCTATAGAGTTTGACCCGGATGAGAATCTTGTGTCAGAGAAACGAATGTTCGCCACGTTAGATGGTGTCACTATCTCAGGACAGTGTGATGTCTATGACATAGCTGAGAAAACAATCTACGATCTAAAGACTGCTTCTGTATGGGAGATTATCTTTGGAGTTCGTGAAGAACGCGAACAACAGTTAAACATCTATGCTTGGCTCGGTGTCCAAGAAGGATGGGAAGTAGACAACATTGCTGCAGCATTTATACTCCGCGACTGGAGTAAGACTAAAGCAATGACTGAACCTAACTATCCCAAGAGCCAAGTAGTGGTATACCCCATACCAAGATGGACAGACGAACAAGTAGAAGACTTCTTGCGTAAGCGTATACGTTTACATGAAGCAGCAAAGACATCCTTACCCTACTGTACACCGGAAGAACAATGGGTTCGTCCAACAAAGTATGCAGTTGTCAGTAAAGGAAGAAAGTCTGCTCATCGTTTGGCTGATTCGCACCAAGAAGCACAAGCATGGATGAACAAAAATAAAAAAGGTGACAGCATAGAAGAACGAATAGGTGCAGCCATTCGTTGCGAGTCGTACTGTGCCGTACAACCTTTTTGCACACAGTATTCAGCAATGAAGGGAAGGTAGTTGACATGAAGGGATATCTGATCCAAACTTGCGCCAATGCAATTCGGTCCAATCCTTGCATTTCTTGTCTTAAAGGTCTTTGGACTCGCCTCCTGCTAAGACCTCGACGACAGGCCACCCTTCCGGGGGCGGTCCGATGCCTAACACATCGGGTCGCCTCCTTCTTTTTAAGCGTATTTATACTCACAGCCATTGTAAGCTCCGTATGGGCGTTTTTTCCGCAAAGTAATGCTGAGGCACGTTCAAACATGCCTGAATACATGCAGGAACGGTACATTTTGTTCCAAGAAGCGTACTTAAACAGTCCGTGGCCGAGCTACATGTACCATAAAGTAGAGTCAGTTGCATTTTGCGAGTCAAGTTT